TATCCTTGTCCATATTAATTATGTCTTCTATTCTACTATAAGATAAATGGTATCTATCCATAAGGAGTTGAATCTTATCCTTATACTTAACTTTGGTAAATGCTGATAGTAGTTCCCAAGCGTTTATAATTAAGGCGTTACGTACCTCTTCATCTATCTTCTTTTGTAGCTTGTCTTTGTTAAACCCTCTATGCTTCAAGGCTGAATACCTTTGGAGCTGATTCTTTTAGTTTTGGCTTACCTAGTTCGTATCCATCGTATACTTGTTGGAAGATTGTATATACAGGTTTTATAAGGTCTGGTCTATAGTCATACTCTATAGGGTTTTGGGTAGACCGAGGTGGGTTAACGCCTCTGAAAGTCTTATTACAATGTACAATTCCAATCTTATCTATTTTTTTGTCTGGGTTGTTTTGATTATGTATTGCCGTGTACATAGAAAGCTGTATCTGGTAGCTTAAAACATCTTTAACTACTCTTGAACTCTTATAGTCAATCAGCCACCTCTCTGGTTCTAGCTTTTCATTTTCAATCGTGCAGATCAAATCAGTTCTACCACAGAATGGAAACATATAATTACCTTCATACTGATCTGTATTGTACATCAGCTTTTCCATCGATTCAACTTTAGGTTTATTATGTGTCCAGAAATTCATAAATGACTGAAGTCCTTTACGTATCTGGAGCAGTGTATTAAACGTAGGATAGTATCCACGCCCAGACACAAAATCTAAAGGGTTATCTGTAAATTCTATAACCTCACCATTTACTATTCGCTCTATGAGATCGTGTATTGCAGTACCTACTTCACTTGCTTCACCAGAGTGATTAAGATGCTTCTCATAACTTCCATTTGAATTTTCTATAATCCATTTCATCAAGTATTCTTGTTTAGGTAGTCCATAGTTGAGTATCGTAGTAACGCTTGGAAAGTATAAACCTTCATCGACCTCATAAACCCTTCCATATGATGTACCTTTAACTATTCTGGGATATTCCATTGTTCTCCTTTTGTTCGCTGATATTATAATAAACCTCAACCGTAGTAGGGCAGTTTGGACAAGATAGATTAGAGACTATTCCTTCATTCTCTAATCCATAATCTTCAAAATTATGATCTCCACCCCATATTAATTCGGTTTTACAATGCCAGCATTTCATTTGTTTGACTCCAGACAATGTTCTATTTCTTTCCCCCAACTTGATTCAACAGCTTTCATCACATCATCTGGTGGTATTCCTTTTTCCAGATATTTAATTAGCTGTTTATAATAAGCTTCAAGTTCCAATCGAAATTCGATGGTGTCTAGTGGTGTTCCTTTTATTGTGGGATATTGCATAGCAGTTTTTTCTAACTTCTCCATTGTGCCTTCTCCCCAAATTCTATCTATAGCTTTTTGTAAAGGTGAGTTAAATCCATCCCCATACTGATTATGACATTTTCTACACTGTGTAAGAGAGTTACGCTGATCCCATCTTAATATCTGGTATCTACGACTTACCAAATGTGACCAATCAACCGTACCCTGTGGTGTAGAGTCCTTATGTATAAAACACGTTTGACATACATTCTGGTCACGTAGTTTTACATAGTCTCTGACTACGTTATCTAACCTTCTCCTCATAGTCTTTTTACTTGGTTTTTTTCTCATCAAATTCTGGTGGTGGAGTTGAATCAGACTCCCACTGTTTTTGACGTTCCTCAAATATCTTATTAAATTTTTTAGTCATCTCATCACTGTACCAACCATCTAAAACTCGATACTTTGACCCCTTACCTTGAGTTCTCATACGCTCAAGTCCTGTAACATATCTCTCTCCATAATTATCAGAAGGTCTACCAGACTTCTTTTTATTGCGTTTAGCGTCTGATTCAGCCTTCGCTATCGCCTTGTCTTTCTTGCTTGACATCGTCATATGATTCTTCCTCAAGTTTGATTAATTCGTTTTCAAATTCCTTTACTATGTTTGGTACAAAATGTCCAAACTGAGAGATTACTTCCAGACATAATTTGAGTTGTTTTTCTTGTCTGGCTACTTGGGCTGATAGATCGTTTACACGTTCTACCAACCCTTGATTAGCTTTTGTTAAAATTTCAGAGTTCACTAAAATGGAATATCGTCATCTGCTGTAACAGCATCTTTTAGTGTCTGACTAGTGTGATCTCCACCAGATGGATCATAAGCTTCCATAGCTGTCTTAGTTAATTCATCCCTAATTTCTTTAGGGAAAAATGCTAAGTCCATATACTCGTGAGTTTTACCACTATCATCAACCCAAGCTTCTTTCAACTTCTTTGATGGAGAAGTTACAAACCAGCCGTGTTGACCTTCTTTTAACATACAATCACGTAGTACAATACCGTGGGGTTTTATAATTAAATCCAATGTTGCTCTAACAATTGAATTAGTCCAGTTAACATTCGTTATCCTCTTGATTTCAAACATAGTATTTCCTCTATTTGCCCCAAGAATTATCTTTAACAATACGTGCTATAATTCCATAAATTGAAATATCCATAAACGCATCTTCTAAAGGTTCATTCTCTGGGATTAGTTGTTTACGTACTAAGTTCAGCATTCGATTGAGTTTATCGCTCATTCTAATAATCAATCCTTTGAGTGCGAACTTTACATCATCCTCATTTTCCATATCACCACCTAGTGTAATATTGGAACTGCCGTAATCTTTTTGCTTTCTACAGAACAACACATATTGTTCGTGCTGAATAGCCTTAAAACATTTGGCTGTTTGAGGATAATTCTTTTCTATATATTTAACTGCTTCGTTTTCCATTCTACTCCTTATCAAACATATCTGGAGTACATACTGTGAGGTACTCCATTGGTATTAATATTTGCGGTTTATATTCTTCCTGTAGTTCATCAGTGGTTTGAGTGTTGCGTCCTAGCACCATCTTAAATTTGTGGTCTGGATTTACCTTATAGTACATATCACAATCTGTATACGCCCAGATGATCCAACACGGCATATTCATATCTCTAGAATGCACTACCATCTCCTTCATCTTGTCTGCATCTAAAAGCGTAGACTTAAAATAATCAGACTTAATTTGTCTATATTTAAGTTCTGTTATTCCATCAACGGGTTGCCAGTACATAGGTAAAGCTGGAACGACAGTACCCGAACCAATAAACTTCTTAGGATCATTCTCACGGCATAAATGATAATCATACTTAGAGAATTTATTCTTTGTACCCCAAAAAGCAACTCCAGTAAGGTCTTCAATTCTATTGGCTAATTTGATCTGATAGCTGGCATACTTATCAGCATTGAAATCAAACTGACCAGGAGATGTTTCTTCGTTATAAAAAAACTTGTTAGAAGGGTATGTCATCATCCAATCCAAGTATGTTATCGCAGTGTCTTACCACGCTATCTACAAGACGTGAAGCTTGTTTTGCTGACTCACGTATCTTTCCAAGCTCGTGACGAAGTTGCTCTATTTCTGTATTTGCTGTGTTTAACTTCTTAGTTAGATCATCCATCTGGTGTGCCTGTGTGATGATAGCACTATGATGATCTATAGTAGATACATCTGATGATGTTGCTGGTAATATTGTAGGAGCTGTCTTGCCCATATGAGCACGTATATGATCTTGATTTAAAAACTCTTTTTCTGACATTGTACCATCAAAGCCTTCTATCCAACAGTTTCTTTTTAACTGAGATAAATCAATACCATCTTTTTTTAGCTTCTTAAAATGAGATTCTGATATCATTCTATTTGTTATAGGATTGTAAATATCAGCACCTATTGGTTTTTTTCTTTCTATATTTCTAAGTGTGTACTCACCGTTAGATGCTAACGTGTCAGCCATACTTGGGGTTGATTTGTCCATTTCGTTCTCCATTTAGTTTTTGTCTAAGTTTCCACCAGAATCTAATTTGATTCCTTTTTTCTTTAACCATTCTATAATTTCATCACCTTTATCTACCAGCTCCTGTACATCTCCCTGACCCATTCCAGATTTAATTAACATCACTAAACCTTCTTTAGATAATTCACCATCTTCACTAAAAGTCATACCGTCTAAATCATCCATCGTAACAGTATTACCATCAGATGTAAGAGTCTCCTTAATTACTTCTTTTAAAACTTTAATTTGATTCAAAGCTTTATCTAGAGACATATCCAATTCTTCATTTATTTGTTCTAACATCTTGATCTTGTTCATAAGTTCAGCTTTTGTCATACTTATTTAACTGTTTTTCCATAGGCTTTTCAGTAGGTGGCTTGAAATCGTTAGCCATCTTGTTTAATCTTTTTGCTATAACACTGGCTTCAAAGGCTGAATCCCATTTTGAGTTTAATAAATAGCTCAATGGTTCAACTGCTCTACTTAAACTACCGTGAGATGTCTGGGCGTACTGATCACCGTTAATACATTTACAGCGTCCAATAATCATAGTCGTATAGTGTGCTCCAGTAATTACTTTATGATCCAGATTGTAAACTTCCATTCTTGTTCCATCTGGCTTTAAACAGTAAATGCTATAAATCAATCCATCCTTACCACACTTTGGACAGTTCTCAGTAGTATGTTCTGCAACTGGTGTAAAGCGTTTAATTGAGTTGAGTAAGTCGTTAATTCTTGGTAGACTCTGACATCCAGCTAATAACTCTTGTACAGCCTTCTTTAATACCCAAGGCTCTGTATCTGAAGTTTTGCTTAGATAGTGATCAAAGATACCTTTGTTTACGTGAGGGTCTCTACCAAACCCATAGAATAAGTCTTTTAATATTTCTAATTTATCAAGTACCATACTTCTCCCTTAAACTTGCTTCCCAGTCATCTTGACCCTGTGAATTGTCTCGAAGCTTGAAAGTGTTTAGTCTATTTTTGATTGCGAATGTTCCCTTTTTACGTTTTTCTAACTCCCACTTCATATACGTGCCGTTATCCTCACCCCACCAGTTTATAAAAGCTTCGTGGTATTGAGAGTATTCAGTATATGATCTTACTTCGTCAGAAAATTCCTTAAATCTTTGTGAGAGTTCTTTTTTATTATTAATTACTTGAGTATTAACTAGAGTATTCTTTTTATTATCTCGGAAGTTTATTTCAGTAGGGGTACTGTCACAAACTTCACCACCTACTGAAGTTAATTTCACCACCCTCTTTATCACCTCTTTAGTACCTTTACGATAGATTAACTTCCTCTCTATAAACCCTTTATCGGTAAGTGAATTCAATATCGTAGTTACTTGTCTTTTAGTCGTATTGGTAAATTCAGATATAAATTCGTTGTCAAAGTAGTATGTACCACCAGACAAACAGACGTTACCAATATTAGCCAATACTAACTTTTCGTTAGGTGACAGATCAAGCTTGTATATTGATCTAGGAATGATAATAAAAGGTGGACTCTTAGGTCTAGGCATTTAATACTGCTCCACTAGTACAGTGTCATCTAAACAGTTTTGACACACCTTTTTAGGAAAGCCCAGTTTAGGTAACTGTGAGTATTTAATTACTCGCATAGAACCTCTTCCAACCGTAGGACTACGAAACTCATATACTGAATTACATTCTGTACATATGTTCATATGTCTAGTGCAATCAGCAATACGCTTATCTAGTTCTTTTTTTTCTCTCTTATCGTAAGGATTATTATAGCTTTCGCAGAAGGAAGCAAAGGCTGTTTTTTTCACTAGGCAACCCCCTGAACAATTTGGCTATCCCTAAGTCTCTTAAGATTGCCTAAATGTAAAAGTGCGTCCTCCTTCGCTTTATGGGTCTTCCAATGGGATTCCCAATACTTTATAGATTTAGTTAGTTCCTCTGGTGTGGTAATTACTTCTCCATATGTTTTACCCTTCATCTTTCCAAAAGGTATAACAGCCTTAGATACGTCTAACTGGGGTGACTGACTGTCGGTATCTTTAGACTTTTGGAGAAGCACTGTAGAAGTTGACTGCACCCCAGTTGTTTTCTTGTTTTCCTCCGAATTCTTTGGTACATCTTCACCTTGATATATATAAAAACCTAAACCAGCTACAGCAATTGCCTTTGTTAAACAACGCATCCTTGCATTTGCTACATCAGTTGCTACAGGGTTAGGTACAGCTTTGTTTTGATAGTTCATAACAGCGAGCCACATAAAGTATGTATTACCTTCAATGGTAAGCTCTACACGAACTTCCTTAGTATTACTATGTTCTAAATCTTCTAAAAACTTCCAGCTAGAATTTGGATAGTGAGCCATCAAGGTATCTATAGCCCACGTCCAAGATAAATATGTAAACTTTCCAACCTTTTCTGTATGATTGTTTACGTTAACTTTAGAAAGTGTATGCCAGATGTCTTGTTTTGTAACGATGGAAGGTGTGTTTTTTGCCATATGCTTCTCCTTATTAAGTGTTAACTTTTTACTAAAAATATGTATACTTAATATAAGAAATAGTATACTTATAGGCAAAACACTTTTTATAGTGGTAACTTTTTTACTTGCAAGTTACCATTTAATAATTTTAATATACACTTGTAGTATATTTGTATTATTAACTAAATTTAGCTATGGAGAAGCAATTGAAGATTGGTAGAAGTATCATCAATTCACTTAAAGAGTCAACTGTAACAGATACAGAGATAGCCAGAAAAGTCTCAGTGTCTCGCTTGTCTGTATATAAATGGAAGACTGGTAAAGCTGAAAGCATTCGCCAAAACCATCTGGAATCCTTAGCTGAATTGCTAGATAAAAAGGTTGTTGTATTTAAAGGAACAGCCGAACTTAAACCTCTATCTAGTGAATCTTATCAAATCAAAACTATATCTAAGGAGTCCACAATGGGAAACGTAGAAACAACACAGTTAATTAATTCTTTAGTTGAAAGCAATAAAGACCTACTAAATGACAAGAGTAGATTAAGAAAAGAAAACCAATATCTTGTTGATAAAATAGATCAATTAGGCATAACTATTGAAAACTTGTCAAAACAACCACGAAATACATCTTCTCAGTTCACTATTCAAGAGGATTATGAAACTTATCAAGTGATTGTTACTGCTGAAGATAATAAAATCGTCAATTGTACTAAATTATATGCTCAACTATATGCAAAAAGTGTTGATGATATAAAAAGAACTCCCGTTCACGAACTAATACACGAAGATGATATGTGGAGATTGCAACTATCACAAAAGCATAAAGCGACCGAAGAAAAACGTGCGAATATCCCCTCTACTTGGAAGATACCTTGTTCTGATGAAGATTTTTATATGGCAACTACTTTTATCTATCTTGAAAAAGAGGGTCTATATAAGATAACTAATAAAGTTTCTGATAAAAAATCTTACTTAGAAACAGACAAGTATTATAAAAAATTAGCTG